ATGGAGCGCCTGAGAGCGGAGTCCATCGTTGATGGGTTCTTAAACAACTGCAACATGGATTTGGGCCGAGCGCTGGCCGCGGATGTGCTCTCTATTGTCGGTCCCATGGCCCCGCCTTGGGACGACGTCGTGCGGCTCGCGATCGAGGAGCTGGCCGAGGCGCGGGACGATGATCCTGCCGCCGGCGCTGAGAAGCTGGCTGTCGTCCTCGAAACGACTGGCGGCTACATCGAGACGGTTGAGCGCATGGTTCGTGCGATGCGCCAGCACTACCAGGAAGTGATCTTCATCATTCCGAACTTCGCCTATAGCGCGGGTACGGTTCTCGCGCTATCCGGCGATGACATCTACATGGACTACCACTCGGTGCTGGGGCCGATCGACCCCCAGTACGGGGCTTCGAACGGCGAGTATGTGCCCGGAATGGGCTACCTGGCCAAGTACAAGGAGCTGGTGCAGACCATCAATGCAGCGCCTGATGCTGGCCACGTTCGGGCGGAGATCTCGTATCTCATTGAGAAGTTCGATCCGGCCAAGCTCTTTCACATCGAACAAGCGATCGAGCATTCAAAGTCGCTTCTGCGGGAGTGGCTGCCCCGCTACAAGTTCAAGAATTGGCATGCCAGGTCGACTTCCGGCGCGGCTGTCTCTGACGCCGACAAGCAGACCAGGGCCAACGAGATTGCCGAGGTCCTGGGTGACGCCCAGCGCTGGCATTCGCACGGTCGCGGCATCACGTGTGATGACCTTGGAAGTGAAGAGATCAAGCTAAAAATTAACAATTACGGAACGGACGCCGAACTCAAAAGGTCCATCCGCAACTATCACAACCTTTTGGTTGACTATATGGGCAAGCGAAGTTGGCCCGCAGCCATCCACACGAAGTTGGGCCTGCGGTCCTCATGATCAGGGTGACAATATGAATAGGTTGAACCAGCACGAAGAAACGCTCAGCAACATCCGTCGTATGGCTGATGGGCTAGGGGATCTTGGTCGTGAGCTGGAAGTGTCGGCCGAGGTTCGCAGCGTCGCTCGCGAGCTCAATCGGCAGGATCAAGCAGGAACCTATCGGCTGCCCTATACCAGCCGCCCTGACTTCATCGGTGATCGCTGGAACATGTAAGGCGACCCGGCGCAGCAGTAAGAAAGGGGCCTTCGGGCCCCTTTCTTGTTCCTCAGTTGTCGCGACGACCGCTCCATTGAGCCGCCATGGAGACCTAGCGTCGAAGCGTCTGCTCTGCGCGGCGCTGCCGCTAGGCTATCCCGCCGCTTCCCGTGCGCGTTGGCCATCCCACCACGCAGCGACGTCACGCGTGTCGTAAACGTCACCAGTTCGCGGAGGAAGAAGGCCCGCACTGTGCTTGTTCGCCATGGTCTTCATGGCCGCGTGCGGAAAGAACGCCTCGCGCAGCTGCTCGATCGTCATCGTGGGGCCGTACTTGCCGAAGAGCAGCCAGAAGGTGGAGTAGTCGTGGGCGGCGCTCATGCTGCCTTCCTGAACTTGTTGCGGAGCCATGCGGTCGCGCGGGCGATCGCGTCGTCGTCGATACAGGCGCGGAGCTTCCAGTGGTTCACCACCTGTTCGAGTTCGGCCATCAGGCGGATCTCCGGGATCAGGTCGTCCGTGTCGCCCGATTGCGTGGCGCGCGAGGAATCGTTGGGAGGCGGGGCGGCCGCCTGGGGGCCATCCTGCTGCTGTCCCGGCTCCTTCACGTCCGCCGGCTCGACGGGCGATGCGTGGGGCGGTGACGCGCTCACCGTCGAGCACATACTTACCTTCGCCTTGGCGCCGAGCCGGTAGCGGACCCAGCGGGTATGCCCCATGGCTTCGATCATCCCCGTGTCGCGCAGCTGCCGGATGGCCTCCTTCCAGTTTTCGGGGCGGCGCGGGTTGATCGCCTCGCGCAGCACTCCGGAGGGCGTCCAGCCGGTCCGCGAGGCCAAGGCCTTGAGGATCTGATTGCCGACCATGGTGGCGGTCTCCTTGGGCGGCTCCTGCTTGGCCGCCACTGGGCCAAGGGCCGGCGCAGGGGGCGTGCCCAGCGGCATCCCGGTGAGAGGAGGGCGAGGGACGCTCATGCCTGGGTCGCCTTCTTCTTGGCCGTCTTCTTCGCGCCCTTGGCGCCCGCCTTCCTGATCGGCGCGATCTTCTTCTTCGCGGCGGCCTTCGTGGCCTTCTTCGGCGCCTTGTCCTTCACCGGCTTGGCGGGCTTCGCAGGCTTCTCTGCCTTGGCGGCGTCGGCCGTGGCCTTCTTGCCGTAGTCCGGGCCGCGCAGCGGCTTGGGCAGCCAGCCGGTGCCGGCCAGCAGCTTGGCGGCGGTGGCCACGCGGTCGGCCTTCTTGAGGCCCCTCAGCTGCGCGGCAGCCTCCTTCCCGCGCGCCTCGGTCACGGCCTCGGCGACCAGGTCGGCATGGATGCGGCCGAGGAAGTCGTCGGTGGTCGGATTCCAGTGGTCGGCCATGTTGTAGCAGGTGACGGCGTGGATCGCCGCCACGCCCTCATGCCCAGTCTCGCTGCCGGTGGTGCCGTTGAAGTGGGCGACCACGAGGGCAGCCTGCAGTTCAAGACGCCACGCATCGGTCTGCTGCAGCAGGAACTGCAGCGTGCCCTTCTTCGGCACCTGGTCAATGATCTGCAGGCGTGCGGCGATCGCAGCGCGCAGCGCCTCGTGGATCTCGGCGCTGCCGTCCTGCAGGTGGTTGACTCCCGCAAGGCTGAGCGAGAGGCCGTTGTTGCCGAAGCGGTCCAGGCAGTGCGAGTTCAGCATCTGCTCCAGCAGCACGCAGTGGGCAAGCGTGGGGTCTTTGGCAAGCTGCGCCGCTGCGGCCGCGCTGCGGTGCACGGAGAGGGTGCGGCGCACGGCCTCGGACAGATCGGGCTTGCGGGTCCGTGCATCGGCGGCGCTGGGCGCCTGCAGGTCGCCCTTGATCTTGCCGGACTTCGCTACGCTCTGGCCCGGCCGCAGCCGGCCGTCGCAGATCTCCAGCGTCCCGCCATGACCCACGGTGAGCAGGACGCCGGCGACGGCCTTGATGGAGGCCGGCCACACGGCCCTGGCGCTATCCTCGATCTCGTCGCGCTCGATCGTGAGGTTGTCGTACTCGGCGTCGAGGTCTTCGCGCTCGCCAGCGGACAACGTGCTGTCGTCGATGGCATCGATCTCGCGGAGTCGCGCGTCGATCGCCTCGATGCGTTCCGCGTGCGCCGGGTCGGAGTACTCCCGGTCATCCGGCTGCGGAAGCTGCGGGTATTGGGCCTTGACGTCGTATGAGAGGTCGAGCACGGGTTCCGCCCACGACCAGCCAGCGGCCCTCAGCTTCTCGGCTTCCGCCTCCAGCTTGTCCATCGCCAGCTTGTCCACCAGCGCCGGGTCGGCGAGCCATGCCTGCGTGCTGAAGAGGTCCTGGACCACTTCACCGCCTGCCGCGCGGTACGCCTCGATGCCAACGAAGCGTGCGAGCCGCGAGTTGCTGGGCACCTTCTCGCGCATGATGAACTCGCGCAGGCTGCGGGCGTCGCGGTCCCAGGAATCGCGGGCGGAGTACCACGCCTGGCGCTGCAGCTCGTGGTTGTCGGTCGTCGCCAGCGCCTGCAGCTGTTCCAGGTTCATCTCGTCGTCGCGGTACATCTGCAGGAACTCGGGGCGCACCCGGGCCAGGCGCAGGCGCTGGCGGACGAAGATCTCGGTGACGCCGAAGCGCGCGGCCACCTCGGTGATGGAGCGGCCCGCGTCGACGAGCGCCTTGAATGCTTCGAACTGGTCGGCCGGGTGCATGGCCTCGCGGATGGTGTTCTCGGCAAGGCTGGCTTCGCCGGCGACGTCGGCCGGCACCACCTGGCAGGGCACGGCCGCAAGGGCTTCCGGCAGCCGGCCTTCCTGGTCGAGCAGCTGCAGGGCGCGGAGGCGGCGACCGCCGGCCTCGACCTCGTACAGGCCGTCGTTGGCCGCGGTCACGACGAGGTTCTGGAGCAGGCCCTCGGCCGCGATGCTGGCGGCGAGTTCGTCGATCGCCTGGCCACCGGTCTTGCGGGCGTTGCGGGGTGAGATGCGCAGCTGCGCCAGCGGGATGTGCTGGATGTTGGCCATGGGTGGGCTACTCCGTGTCGGTCTGGTTGACGGGGGAGAAAACCCCGGCTTCGGCGGCAGCCTCGGCGTAGGGCATCACGCGCAGGCCGGCGAGCTCGGCGCGTCCGCGCAGGTCGACGCTGGTGAGCAGCAGGGTGTCGGTGGCGATGCCGGGCGGCAGGTCGAACGGATCCTGATCGTCGAGGATGCGGGCCAGGCCGAAGTGGCGGGCGATGGCCACGGCGTTGAGGGTTTTGCCGCAGCCGGTGGGGCCGTGGACGATGATGGACTCGTGCATGGTGGCTGGTTCCTGGGCGGCCGGGGTGCCGGCGGCGTTGTAGAGGCGGATCCGCATGAGCAGGTCCGCGGGGCAGTGGTGGTCTGGCAGGTCGTGCAGTGCGCGCTCGGCCTCACGCAGGAGGGCGTCGGCGCGCCGGAGGCGGCGTTGCAGCTGGCAATCTGGCCGGGGTGGCCGGGCCGTCATGCGTGGGCGGCGCTCCGTCGTCGGCGCGCGGCGGCGCGCTGGCGGTCGGCTTCGGTGAAACGAACCTGGGCCTCGCGGTAGCCGGGCTGCGGCGCAGCCTCGGCGCCGAAGGCCGGTAGCACCTCGATGCGCTTGCCGCGCTTGCGCTGGAACGCCTCGATGTCGGCGGCCAGGCGCTGCCGCTCGGCCTCCTTGGCGGCGATGCAGGTGGCGTGGATGGAAACGGTGGTGGGTCGGTCAGCCATGGCTTTGTTCCGCATTCGATGCGGCCTTAATGAAAGTGATCCAGTGAGTGTTCCCGCGCCGGCCAGACGGGTGACCGAACAAGGGCTTTTCTGGCGTCAGGGCCAGCACCTCGCGCGTGGCCACCTGCACCTCCGACCACTTGAAGATCAGCACGCCGTGGGGCCGCAGGACCCGGAAGCACTCGGCGAAACCTGCGCGCAAGTCATCACGCCAGTCGGCGCCGAGCTTCCCGTACTTCGCCGCCAGCCAGGACCGAGGGCCTGCATGCACCAGATGCGGCGGATCGAATACGACCAGCGGGAACGTCGCATCGGCGAACGGGAGCCGGCGGAAATCCATGCGGACCTGCGGGTTGATTTCCAAGGCCCGCACGCCCGACGCATTGCCTCGCGAGCGGTCGGTTACCACAAGCGCCTCGTGCCGGCGGTCGCCGAACAGGCAACGCTGGTCCTGCGGGTTGAACCACATCATCCGGCCGCCGCAGCATGGGTCGAGGACCAGGGCCTCAGTCATTGGGCTGCTCCAGCTCGTTGCAGTACTGCGCCTTGCTGTCCTCGCGGCAGCGGACGAGCGTCAGGCAGTACTCGTCGGACACGCGGGTGTTGCCGGCCTGCAGCGCGAACTCGCCGTTGCGCCAGGCGGCGTCAAGGGTGATGTCGTGCAGCTCCATCAGCCGGTAGATGCGCGCGCCGATGTCGCCGCTGAAATCCGGCGTGACGGTGCGGCGGGTGCGGTGCGACTCGATCAGCACCTCGTAGCCGTCGGCGGTCTGCACGTACACCTGGCCGCGCTTGCCCTTCCACACGACCCACAGCGTGGCGCCGCGCTTCAACAGCAGGGCGTCCAGGTCGTTGAGGAAGTCGCGGGCGAAGAGCGCCGCGGCAGCGCGCTCGATCAGCGCGTGCTTGCCACTCGGGCGCGGCGGGCGGCCGTTCGCGCGCCGGGCGTAGTGGCGCGCGCGGGCCGCGGCGAGCTGGGCCTGCAGGCTCATGCGATCGCCCTCCCGTGCACGTGGTACAGCAGGTCCAGAAGCTCGCGGGGCGCGTTCTGCATGCGGCGCAGCGCGGCCTCGGCCTGGTCCACGATGCCGCGCAGGCGGCTATCGTCGCCATCGCCGGTGCCCAGGCCGCTGGGCAGCACGCCGCGGGCGGCCGCCAGCTCGGCCACCTCGCCTGCGGACAGCTCGCTGACGATCTCGTCGATGTTGACGTCGACGTAGGTGTCGACGGGGATGCTGATGCGGCGGCGCACGCTCATGCCACACCCGCCTTCGCCTTCTCCGCGGCGATCAGCTGCTCCGCCTCGGCGATGCCGCGGGCGTTGAGCGCGACGGTGGTCGGGAATGCCGGGTCGTCCAGCGTCACCAGGCCGGCTTTGTCGAGGCGGTTGACGGTGCGGCGGGTGAACGCCTGGTACTGCACCGGGCCGCTCGTGCGGATGGTGCCGCTGATGGCGATGTAGCCGCCGGGGCCGCGCTTGAGGGTGCGGGTGGGCGTTCCGTACGCGGCCAGCAGGGCGGCGCGCATCATGGGTTGGAGGTGCATGCGGGTTGCTCCAGTCAGGCCGCCAGCGCCGCGGCAGCGAACTGCTCGCGGGCACGGCGGAGTTGGGACAGGGGGATGCGGTAGGCGCCGCTCGGGTCGGTCCAGCGGGATTCGGCGATGGCACGGCTGGGGTGCGGCACGGTGGCCACCTGGCAGCGGCAGCACTCGATGTGCCACGTGGGCACCACCGGCGCGCCGAGGTGGTGGCGCAAGGGCGCGCCTTGCGTGCGCACCAGGTGCGGGTGGTGGCCGGCCTCAGCGCAGCTGGGGATGGACGGCGGTAGCGGCTGGGCGACCTGGTACATCAGGCCACCTCCGGTCGGTAGATGGCCGACTCGCTGACCAGGTCGGCGTTGCCGCGCAGGATGCCGTCGTTGGCCGCCGCGGACTGGTGGACCAGCTCGGCCTCGTTCATGGCGCGGATCGCCACCACGCAGTCGCCCATCTCGTCGATGCAGGCCTGCTTGATGTCGTGCCACATGGCCGCCTCGATCGGCAGGCCGGCGAGGTCGGCGATCCGCTGCCGGCGCCAAGCCAGTTCGTGTGCTTTCTGCGCCGCGGCCGCCCGCTCGAGGGGCGTGGCTTCGAGCTCGCTCATCGGGTTGCCTCGGTGGTGATGCGCACGCCTTGCTGGTCGAGCCACAGCAGGGCCCGGCGGAGGTAGGTGCGGTGGTGGAAAGGGAAGGACTGGTCGCCCACCAGCAGCTGGTTGCCTCGGGTGCGCACGCCGGTGCGGCGGGCGGCGATGCCGATCTCCAGCGGGGCGCCTGCCTCCGGCTTCGGGTAGAGGCCGGCCCAGACGACGTGCCGCTGGGCCTGCAGGCACAGCACGGCGTCGCCGCGGCCGGTGGGGATATGGGTCAGGGCCAGGCTCACCAGCGGGCCCTCCGGCGCGGACGCGGGAGGTCGCGTGAGCCGCGGACCAGGGCGATGGCGGCCAGCACCAGCACCACGTAGCCGGCGGCCAGGCATGCGTGCAGGTAGCTCATGGCGCCTCCGGAGCGGCCGCCTGGCGAGCGCTGGCGACGTATTCGCTGGCGGCGCGGCGCACCGTGGCGTCCAGCGACTCGCCGCGCACGCGGGCGATGACCACCAGCGCGTCGTACAGATCGGTCGGCAGGCGGACGCGCACGCGCGTCTTGAGGCGGCGGGAGCGGGTGGATTCGGTCACGCCGCACCGCCCGCCCAGCCGCTGGCCGGGTAGTCACGCAGGGAGCTGTTCGCCAGCGCCACGGCAGCGCCGCTGGAGCGGCCGGCCTGCATTTCGGCCAGCAGGATCTGCAGCGCCTGGCGGCGCCGCTGGGGCGTGGCGCCCAGCTGGCGGGCGCGCTGGCGCACGGCGTCCAGGCCCGCGTGGAACCGGCGCACGTCCGAGGGGAGGTGGACGACGGTGCTCACCGGCGGTCCTCCACAGCGGCGTCGTTGGACCGCAGCCAGTCGCACACGCGGCTGGCGATGCCCACCGACAGGTTGACGGAGGCGTCGCCGAACAGCAGGCAGTCGTCCTCCATGCGCAGCACGGGAGCGCCGGGTCGACCCATGGCGACCACGGTGCGGTCAGCCGCGCGCAGGTAGGCAAAGGCGCCCCAGGGCGAAGTCGACACCATCAACTCCAGGCCATTGGGCATCTGGAATCGGGTGCTGGCGAACCGCCCGCCCTGGCGCGCCTCCTGGCTGAGCGCCGCGGCATCGGCCTCGCGAGCGGCGCTGTGGCGCTTCAGGCGCACAGCGCGGCGCTTCAGGCAGCGGTGGTTCTCGCCGCCGCTGTGTTGGCGCAGGGCCTCGGCGTGGGTGTGGTCGGCGCGGCTGCTGGCGTGCAGGCAGCGAGTGGCCGCATGCGGCAGGGGTTCGTGCTCGAGGGGCTGGTGGCCGCTGGTGTCGAACATGGCGCTCTCCTGGTGGAAGGAGGGCGCCGGCGGGTCACGCTGGCCTGGGGAGGGGCCGTCAACCGGTCAGGGGATGGACCGGCGGCGACCCGCCGGTCGCCCGCCAGCCGGGGGAGTGGCTGGCGGAGGAACCTTAAGCGGCCTTAAGCGAGGAAGTCAAGCGCCCTTAAGTTTGGACCCCGGAGGGCGGCTTGGATACGCTTTCCGCTGGTCGGGGCACGGGGGAGGACGCTATGCGGATGGCACTGGTGGCGGCGCTGGTATGCGCTCTAGCGGGTTGCGTAACGATGGAAGGGGGCGCCGCCTTCGACGCGGGGGCCGCCGCGCGCTTCGAGCCAGGTGTGGCCACGCGCGCGCAGGTGGAAGCTGCGCTGGGCCCGGCCGCCAGCATCACCCAGGCTGCAGATGGCTCCACGGTCCTGGCCTACTCGCACATCGTGAGCAAGGCGAACGGCTTCACGGGAAAGGCAGCTGCCCAGGGGCACAGCGCGGTGTTCGTGTTCGACCGCGCTGGCGTGCTCGTCAGGAAAAACATCAGTAGCCCTACCGCGACGACGCGGTAAGCCCGCTCAGCGGGCGGCAGGCATGTCGGGCGGGTCGCAGCCGTCCTGGACGCAGTTCTCCAGCATGACCATGCGGCTATGGAGTGCGTCGAGCTGCTCATCGCTCAGGCAGCGGATGCTGGCTGCCCCGAAGCGATCCAGTTGGTGCTGGAGGTCTTGGATCCACCCGTAGGTGCAGGCGATGCGGTTGATGTTGCGGACCTTGCGCGCGTAGTCGCTGTCCTCTACGGGGGGCAGCGGGTCGTTGGCCGCGTAGTGCTGATAGCGGCGCCATGCATCCACTTCCAGGTCACTCGGAGGCGCTTGCATGGCCACGGATTCCTGGATGATCTGGCGCAGCCGGGTGACCCGCGCCTGCAGGTCGACATCGTGCATTCAACTCCCCCTTGCGGCTAGGCCGCAGCTGACACGACGAAGCGCAGCACCTTCGCCTTCGGCAGTCCCTCCTGCAGGAGCTCCATCGCCAGCATCGCCAGTTCGGCCCGCTTGGAGGGTGGCAACGTGCGGCCGCGCTCGCGGAGTGCGTCGTCTGCCTCGGTTGCCAGCTGAATCGCCAGCGTGAGGGTCTCGCGTTTCAATTCCTGCGACCCGTACTCGGCGCCCGGCTCGTGAACCTTTGCCGCGTTTGGCGCTTCGCCAGTCAGGAGGTACTGGGGGTCGATCTCCAGCGCGTTGGCGATGTTGAACAACTGCATGGCCTTCACGTGGGCCAGCTGCACGTTGTCGTTGAGCCAATTGCTGATCGTGGCCTCGGTGGTCTTGGCCCGGCGGGCCAGTTCGGCCGCGTGCATCGACCGTTCGGCCATCCGGTGCGCCAAGCGCTGCCCGAGAGTCGTGGGGGCGGGGGTGGGGTGGGGCATAGCCATAAGGCAGCTTAAGTTTTGCGGCCTCACGCGGGCTTGACTCCGGCCTTAAGCGTTCTTAAGCTCCGGGGCCCATGACCCAGATCACGAAGCGCCAACTCCGGGAGGCCCTTGGTCCCAAGACCAGGGACGTGACCATTGCGTCGTTCTTCGGCATCACGCAGGCGGCGGTGTCCCAGTGGGGGGAGGACGACCCGATCCCCGAAATGCGGGCGCTGCAGGCCATCCAGAAGCGGCCGGACCTCTTCGGGCCGAATGCCCGAGCCGCCGCGAACGCGCCAGCCCACGGGGAGGACTCCCATGCCGCATAAGCCCATGTCACTGCACGCCCGTATCGGTGCTGGCCGCAGCCTTCACGTTCAGCAGGGCGATCGCCGCGTCATACACCTGCGGACTGCGGCATACGAAGAACACCAGGTCTTTGTCGTCGGCCGCCTGCAGCGCCTTGCGCACGCGCAGGGGTGCGGCGGCAACCGTGGCGATCTCGACCAGGCGCAGGGTGCCAAGGGATTCCTGATTGGCGTAGTCGGCGAGGGCGTAGAGCGTCGCCCGGCCCGTCTCTGTCAGCCGCGCGTCTCCGCGCTCCACCCGGCCGACACCGCAGGCCGTGAACAGGTGCCGATGGTCGAACACCGTATCGAGGATCAGGAAGACATGCCCGTCATCGTTGGGCGGCATGTGGACCATGAAGCTCTGGATCATTGGATTCCCCTTTCTGCGTTGGTGGTGTGCGAGGGCCCGGTGACTGCGCGGCACCTGGCTGCATCGACGAGCGTACCGCCGGGCTCGATCGCGCTGGAGGTGGTGTCCCATGCCGCATGACCGCCGCTCATTCCGCACTATGTCCGATCTGCAGGCCGACCTCGCGCAGTGCGAGGCCGACCTATTGGCTCTGCAGGCGGTTCGGGCGCGATGCCCGCTGCTTAAAGCGCGCCTTTCGGAACAGTCCAGCCTTGCAGCTCTTCGTGCAGGGCAAACCGCAGATCGTCGTGCGACATGTCGCGCAACTGCGAGGGGGTCCAGTGATGCTTCTGCATGAGGTAGTAGTGGATGGCCGGCAGCCCGTCCAGGTCCTTCCACTTGTGCTTCTTGGCGAGGCCGTCGCCAAAGATTTCCAGCGCGACGTTCAACGCGCCCTGGGCCTGGTGATACCTCTGGCGAATCTGGTTCATCTCGTTGCTCATGGCGGCCTCCGGTGCGGGTGGTGGTGTGGAAACCCCATCGTACCGGCAGCCCGCCACCCTGCGCATGGAGTGGCGGCATGACGCGCAGCTCACTCCGCACGGTCGTTCCCCTCGATTCGTCGCTGGGCAACAGCGAGGTCGCCGTCCTGCTGGAGGCGCCGCTTCTGGAAGGCGAGGAAGTCGAAGACCTGGTGCTGACCAGCGACCAGTGGGCCGCGCTTCTCGCCGCCCGCCGCCGCACCGGCCGGCCGCTGCACTTCGTGGAGGTCCCAGCCTGATGGATCTGCAGCGCACGTTCCCCAGTGGCGTCCTGGCGCTTTCGTATCAGCCCGCGGTGGCTGCATCAGTGCGACTGGTGCTGGCCAAGGCCCTCCTTCAGGAGGAACTCCCGCAGGCTGGTCGCGTCGGTCGCGGTCATGGTGAAGGCCAGCCAGCCGATGCCCTCGTTGCGGAGCCAGAACCGGAGGCCGCCGTTGGCTAGCTTCCGGATGGCGAACTTCGTCTCGTCCTGCACCAGGATGTCCCGCGGGTGCATTTCCGTCGGCGGGCTCAACGGCACCGCCGGCCCCGTCGCGGCGCGGGCCTGTGCCAGCTGCCCGATGATCTCTTCCAGCTCGGTGGCGGAGAACTCGCCCTCGAGGCTGATGCGCACTTTCCCCTGTTCCATGCCGGTCCCCGGTAGTGGTGGTGTGGTCGCACGCCCATCCTACCGGCAGGCCGGCGCCCAGCGGGCCGAAGAAGATGGCGGCGACCTCCTCGGTGCCGCGGCGCACGTCGACCCGGCGCAGGACGCCGAGGGCAGGGCGGGGTGTGGTCGTTTCCATGTGCCGAGCGTGCACGCCGTCCGCGCGCAGCACCACGTTCGCGGAGGTGCCCGGTGAACGTTGCCGACGCGGTTCGTGCCGTGGTGCGCGACTACCCCGGCGGGGCGGAGGCGCTCGCCGTGCGCCTGGGCATGCCGGGTGCGGTCCTGCGCAGCAAGATCAACACCCGGTGCACCACGCACCACCTGCGCCTCGACGAGGCGGTGGCCATCTCCGAGCTCACCGGCGATCCCCGGATCCTGCGCGCCTTCGCTGCAGAGACGGGGCGCATCGTGCTCGACGCACCTTGCGAGGCGGATGGGGAGCCTAGCGACATGGCGGTGCTGGAGCTCGTAGCCGCCGTGTGGGCGGGCCACGGCGAGTTGGGCGGCGTGATCCATCGTGCCCTGGCCGACGGCGTTCTCACCGCAGTCGAGTACGAGCTCATCAAGGAAGCCACGGCCAACGCGCAGACCCGGCTCGCTTCGCTGCTGCGGCGCCTGGCTGGGATGGTCGAGCCGGTGCAGCCCGGGGTGGAGGCTTGATCCGCCATGCCCAGGGACACGCGCTGGATGTATCCACGCCCGCGTCCCACCCCGGCCGCGCTACGGGCAATGGCTGCCATCGCCGAGGCGCTCGATTCGCCGCCGGCCAATCGGTCGTCGGAAGACATGCTCGCCGAGCTCGAGGCGCGGCGACTCCAGGACGAAGCGCGGCGCTCCGCGCAGGGTGTGTTCCGATTCGAGGGCACAGGCTGACCATGCAATTCGGGCAGGGGAATCCCCGCACCCCTGGGGTAGAGGGATGTGGGTCGACGGCGGCGGCAGGGGGCGTTTCAGTAACCCTGCGTCGTCGCGGGGCGTGGCCCCACCGGGCATGGGTCCTCCCTGGGCAGGGCGGCATGCGGGTAGCACGGCCGCAATCCCCGGGTAGTCAGTGGGCCGCGGGGTTACTGAAATGATGGCATCCAACTACGACGACGTCCTGCGTCAGCTGCTCGATGCCGGCCTGATCATCCCGCCGGGCGAGGGCCTGCGCGTCGGCACCCCGAAGCCTGTGCGCGTTCGCGTCCAGGACGGCGGCCGCGAGAAGCGCGGGTGGTACCTGCTGAAAGAGTGGAGCCCGAACGTCGACCGGCTGCTGATCGTCGGCAGCTACGGCATCTGGCGCGGCAACGACAACGGCGCGCAGAAGATCGCGCTGCCGAAGGACGACACCGGCCGCATCACGGACGAGCAGCGGGCGGCGATGAAGCGCGTTTGGCAAGAGGCGAACCGCCTTGCCGAGCAGCAGCGCCGCGCCGAGGCGGATGCCGCGGCGGCGCACGCGGCGCGCGTGTGGGATCGGCTGCAGCGCGACGGCGACTCGCCGTACCTTGCCGCCAAGGGCGTGGGCGCCTACGACGTGCGCTTCACGGAGCACGGCACCGCGGTCGTCCCGCTGACCGACACCGCCGGCAAGATCCACGGCCTGCAGTTCCTGCGCACGCCCGCCCAGGCGAAGCAGGGCAAGCGGCCGGTGAAGGAGTTCTGGCCGGCCGGCCTGGCCAAGAAGGGGCACTTCCACCTGTTGGGCCACCAGCCGCACTGGATCGTCCTGGTCGCGGAGGGCTACGCCACCGCGGCCAGCCTGCACGCGGCCACCGGCTACCCCGTGGCGTGTGCCTTCGACGCTGGCAACCTGGCGCCGGTGGCCGAGGCCCTGCGCAAGCGGTTCAAGCGCGCGAAGATCCTGATCTGCGCCGACGACGACACGCTGGGCAAGTGCAAGCGCCCGGAGTGCCGTGCGCGCATCGTCCTGCCGCTGCACCCGAAGGATTGCCCGGAGTGCGGCCACCCGCACGGCTACCGCAACAGCGGTGTCGAAGGCGCCAGTGCCGCGGCGATCGCCGTTGGCGGCGAGTGGATCCTGCCGCGGTTCTCCGCGGAGGACGACCGCCAGGCGCGGTGGCTCGAGGACGGCCGCAAGCTCACCGACTTCAACGACCTCCACGCCGTGGAGGGCCTGGCCGCCGTGGGCGCCCAGGTCACCGCCCGCCTCTCGGAGCTCCATTGGGCGGCACCGGCCCTGCGCGCCGTTTCCTCCTCCACATCAGGGGGGCGGGGCGCGCCGCTGCGGCCGCTGCAAAGCGTCGACGAACTGCTGAAGCGCTACGCGCTCGTGTACGGCGGCAATGGCGCCGTGTTCGATCGGCAGGAACACTGCCTGCTGCCGCTGGGCGACGTGCGCAACGCCTGCATCCGGCAGGACGTGCACAAGGCCTGGATGGAGCATCCGGACCGGGTGCTGGTGCGACAGTCGGAGGTCGGTTTTGACCCGGCCGGCGAGGATCCCAACATCACCTGCAACCTGTGGGGCGGCTGGCCGTCGGAGCCGAAGTCCGGCAAGTGCGATCGCATCCTCGGCCTGCTGGAGTACATGTGCAGCGGCGAGAAGAACAGCCGCGAGCTCTACACCTGGATCCTGAAGTGGTGCGCGTACCCGATCCAGCACCCGGGCGCCAAGATGAAGACGACCGTGGTCGTCCACGGTGGCCAAGGCCTCGGCAAGAACCTGTTCTTCGAAGCCGTCATGGCCATCTACGGACCGTACGGCCGGATCCTCGACCAGGACGCGCTGGTCGACAAGCACAACGACTGGGCCAGCCGCAAGCTGTTCCTGATCGCCGACGAGGTGGTGGCCAGCGCGCATCGCTTCGAACACAAGAACAAGCTCAAGACGCTGATCACCGGCACGATGATCCGCATCAACCCGAAGCACATCGCCGCGTACGACGAGGCCAACCACTGCAACCTGGTCTTCCTGTCGAACGAATCGATGCCGGTGGTGCTCGAGGAAGACGACCGCCGGCACTGCGTGCTGTGGATGGCCCAGCCCAAGCCCGAGGAGTACTACAAGGCCGTGGCGCAGGAAATGCGCGAGGGCGGCATCGCCGCGCTGCATGACTACCTGCTGCACCTGGACCTCGGCGACTTCAACCCGCACACCAAGCCACCGGCGTCGGAGGCAAAGCGCGACCTGACCGCGCTGGCCCAGGACAGCCCGGTGGACTTCATCGATGCGCTGGTCGAGGGCGACCTGGCGCCGCTGCGCAACCAGCCGGGCCTGACCATGGACTGGTTCCGCGTCTACCAGCACTGGTGCGTGAAGACTGGCGTGAAGCCGGCCTCCATGAAGCGCTTCGTCGACACGATCAAGCGCCGGCGCTCGATCGCCGCGTCCCGTGAGCGCTACCGGTGGATGGCCAGCATCGCCAACCCGGCCTCGGTGCTCCTGTTCGGCTTCCAGCCGCCGGAGGGCCAGTCCATGTCGACCTGGCTGGGCGAAAGCATCGAGAAGATGAAGGAGGCGATGTACGCCTACCTCAACGGCGCGCAACCCGGCGCCAACGAGGACTTCGGGGGTGATCCATGACCCGGTGTGCGGGATGTGCGGCATCGTGGGCGGGATCGTGTGCGGGCACGAAGCCTTGTGCCGCAAGGCTTGTGCGGGATGTGCGGGGTTATCGCGCGCCCGCGTGCGTGCGAGGGAACGGCCCTGCACCCGTGAGCGCGCCCGCGCGCGCACACGTGGACACACCCCGCACATGCCGCACATCCCGCACAGACGCAGGCGCGGCGCGGGTTTCCGCGTGCCGCATCCCGCACACGACCCCGCACGCGATCCCGCACAGCGCCGCTTCGCGTGCGCGCGCGCCCATCTTCAGTTCAAGCCATCGGAAAAAAGGGGAGGGGAAGGTCTCGCATGGTTGAGCCGCAGCCCGCACCGGAGACCCTGGGCCTGCGCGAGTTCGCGGACCTCCTGGGGGTATCTCCCTCCTACGTCACCCAGCTCAAGCGCGAGGGCCGCCTGGTGCTGACGGAGGACGGCAAGCGCGTCCGGGTCGCCGAGTCGCAGCGCCTGATCGCCGACACCCGCAGCCCGACCAAGGCCGGCGTCGCTGCGCGCCACGCGGCCGCGCGCGGCGCCACCTTGCCCGGAGGCGGCGAGGAGGGCGAGGATAGCGAAGGCGGTGCGGGCACCGCGTCCGGTGCCCGCTCGGCGATCGAGGAAGCGCTCTCCACTCGCCGTGCCCGCGCCCAGGCCGAGCGCGAGGAGGCGCTGGCCCGCAAGGCCCTGCGCGACGAGCAGATCGAGCTCGGGCAGCTGGTCCCGGCCGACCAGGTGGCCGAGGTCGTGGCCGATGCCACTACTGCCCTGCGCACGGCCCTGGAGAATCTCCCCGCCACGATCGCGCCGCAGTTGGCCGCCGAGCCGGACGAGGACCGGGTGCGCGTCATGCTGTCGGACGCCCTCGAGCACATGCTGGAGGACCTAGCCCGCCGCTTCGCCTCCATCGGGAGGCCCAAAGCATGAGCGTCGCCACGTCGATTGCCGCCGGCTACGCCGACGCCCGCACCATCGTCGCCCAGGCGATCGCCCGCGCGATCGCGCCGCGCAAGCCCATGCGGGTTAGCGAGTGGGCCGAGCGCTACCGCGTGCTCTCGCAGAAGGGCAGCTCCACGCCCGGCCGCTGGCGCAACGACCGCAACCCGCTGCAGGTCGAGCCGATGGACTGCTTCTCCGCGCGCAGCCCGGTGCACGACGTGGTGTGCCTGTTCCCCATCCAGTTCGGCAAGTCGGAGCTGGAGTCGAACATCCTCGGCTACAGCATGTGCGAGAACCCCGGCCCGATCATGGTCGCGCTGCCGGGCGAGGTCTCGCTCAACAAGTGGGTGGACCAGAAGCTCAATCCGATGATCGAAGAGACACCCGCCATCCAGCGGGTGCTCACCAGCGTGGCCAGCCGCGAGTCGAGCAACCGCCGCTTCTTCAAGGACTTCCTGGGCGGGCAGCTGTACATCGAGCATGCCGGCAATCCCACGCGCCTGAAGTCCACCTCGGTGCGGATCCTGCTGGTCGACGAGTTCTCCTCCTTCGCCAACCAGCTGCGCGGTGGCGATGACCCGGACGCAATGCTGGACGGTCGCACGTCGGCATTCCCCACCACCTACAAGCGCCTGAAGGTCGGCACCCCCGACACCATCGGCACATGTCGCCTGTCGATGCTGTGGGACAAGTCCGACCAGCGGTACTGGTACGTGCCGTGTCCGCACTGCGGCCACGAGCAGCCGCTGGAGTGGTCCGGCCTGCAGTGGACGCCCGACGCCACGCACTGCTGGTACTGCTGCCGCGAGTGCGGCGGCGTGATCGAGGAACACCAGAAGCCGCAGATGATCGCCGCCGGCCGCTGGGTGGCCACGCACCCGGAGCGCAAGGTCCGCGGATACCGTGCGAACTGCCTGTACTACCCGCTGGGCCTCGGCCCGCGCTGGCTGGATCTGGTGCACATGTGGCTCGACGCCCAGTCGGATCCGGCCAAGCTCAAGACCTTCGTCAACGACCGCCTGGCCGAGGCGTGGGAAGACCCGGCCATGCGCGCGGTCAAGCACAACCTGGTGGCGGACCGTGCTGAGCCCGTGCCGCTGCGCCCGGTGCCGAACTGGGTGCTGGCCGTCACCGCCGGAATCGACACCCAGGACAACCGCCTGGCGGTGCACATCCTTGGCTGGGGCCGCGGCATGGTGTGCTGGCCGATCGACTACGTGGAGCTCCCCGGCGACCCGGCCAACGACGAGGTGTGGGCGGCGCTGGTGGACCTGCTGAGCCGCCCGATCGAGCGCGCCGACGGTGCGGTGCTGCGCGTGGAGGCCAGCGCCCAGGACATGCTCGGCCACCGCACCGAGGCGGTGAAGGCCTTCGTTCGCTCGCGCCGGCTGCGCCGCCACGTGGCCATCTTCGGCGCCACCGCGAACAACGCGCCGCCGCTGGGCAAACCGCGCCTGCACGACATCAACTGGCGCGGCCAGCTGGACAAGCGGGGCGTGCACGCCTACCCGGTGGGCACCGTGGCCATCAAGCACATGCTCTACGGCTGGCTGTCTTCCGATGCCGACAAGGAACTGGAGGACCGCCGCCTGCGCTTCTCCAACCAGCTGGACGACAGCTACTTCGGCGGCCTCACCAGCGAGACCTACAACCCCACCCGCAACCGCTTCGAGAAGCGCCGCAACGCCCCGCGCAACGAACCGCTGGACACCTGGGTCTACGCCTACGCGGCCGCGCTGCACCCCGAGCTGCGCCTCCACCGCTGGACCCACGCCCAGTGGGACGCCCGGGCCGCGCAGCTGCTGGCCCAGATCGACCGGCGGCCTCTGGATTCCCGTGAAACACGGCCCGATCCGCCCACGCCGGTTCCCGCGCGCCCGGCGCACCTGGATTCCCGTGGAACACACCACCGCCCGCGCCGCCGCGGCGCGGTCATCGACCCGACCTGACGGAGCCCGACCATGGCCGATGACGCCAAAGCCGATGAATACCTAGACCAGCTGCGCACCGGCTTTGCCGAGCGCATCCGCGACGCGGTGCGCGACCTCCCGGCGCACCAGGCCCTGCAGTTGGCCGACGCTCTCTGCGCCGTCCAGCTCGACCTGCTGGCCGGCATGCGTGTGACCTACCGGGCCAAGCCTGCGGTGGATGCCGCCCAGGTCACGGAGGATTGGCGCCGCGGGCTCACGGTGTCCGAGATCATGCAGAAGCACGGCATCAGCCGGTCTGCCGCCTATAAGCACCATCCGAACCGTGCAGCGCGAGTGCGGAACGCCAGTTGAAAAAAGTCCACGAAAATCCCTGACTGTGGACTGGACGCTGTATAGCGTGGGCGTCCATGTCGATCACCCAGCAACGACTGGACGCCTACCTGGCAGCCGAGGCCCGAATCCTCTCGGGCGGCTTCAGCCAGCGTCACGGCGAGCGGGCCCGCCAGGAGGCGGAGCTCGCCGAGATCCGTAAGGCGATCGCGGATCTCCGGCGTGAGCTGGCCGCAGAGCAGGGCAACCTCGGCCCGGCCCGCGGCAGCCTGCGCTACCGCACGGCGGTGTTCGACCGATGAGCAAGGATCGCTCCCACTCCCTCGTCCGCATGTCCGCGCTCGACCGCGGCATCGCCGTGTTCGCCCCGCGCTATGCCGCGCGGCGCATGTTCGCCCGCTCGGTGCTGGCCTGCTACGAAGGCGGGCGCAGCACCAAGCGGCGCAAGAAGTCCACGAACAACAGCACGGGCGAGCGGCTGGTCGTCCGCGACGCCGCTACCGTCCGCGCGACGGTGCGCGACCTGGAGCGCAACTACGACCTGGTCGACGGCGCGCTGTCCTCGCTGGTCCGCAACATCATCGGCCCCAACGGCATCAGCATCGAGCCGACGCCGCGCAATGGCACCTCCGGCGAGCAGTTCGACGACATCGACGACGACTTCGCGCGGGACCTGCTGAACGAGTTCCGCGAGTGGTCGCGGGCGCCGGAAGTCACCCGCACGCTGAACTGGGTACAGGCCCAGGAACTGGCCTGCCGGTCCTGGCTGCGCGACGGCGAGATGTTCACCCAGCTGGTGGAAGGCAACGCGCAATGGATCCGCCACGCATCCGGCGTCCCGCTCTCGCTGGAACTGCTCGAGGCGGATGTCGTGCCGCTCGATCACGAGCGCACCAGCCCGAACATCCAGGCCGGCATCGAGCGCAACGAGTGGGGCCAGCCGATCGCCTACTGGTGCTACCGCCACCACCCGGGCAACAGCCTCGGCTTCATCGAGAACGACCTCAAGCGCGTGCCGGCCGAGCGGATGCTCCACGTGGCCGTGCGCCGCCGCCTGTCCGGCCTGCGCGGCATCAGCCTGTTCGCCTCGGCCATCGACCGGCTGCTGGACATCAAGGACTACGAGGAAAGCGAGCGCATCGCCGCCCGCATCGCCGCGCGGATGGCCTGGTACATCAAGCGCGACAAGGACATGGATGGCTGGACGCCGCCTGTCGACGAGGCCGGGCAGGCGGTGGAGCGCGACTTCACCCTGGAGGCGGGGGCGATCTTCACCGATACCGCGCCCGGTGAAGCGATCGAGATGATCAACGCCAACCGGCCGAACACCGCGCTGGAGCAGTTCCGGCGCGCCATGCTGCGTGCGGTCTCGCGCGCCATCGGTCTGAGCTACTCCACGCTGGCCGGCGACTACGACGGCACCTACAGCGCCCAGCGCCAGGAGCTGGTGGAGGCGTACGACGGCTACCGGATGATGACCGCCACCTTCGTGGCGCGCTTCGTTCAGCCCATCTGGGAGCGCTTCGTCCATCTCGCCATCGCGTCCGGCCGGGTCAAGGTGCCCCCGCACATCAACCCGGCCACCGTGGCCCAGGCCGTTTTCCGCGGCCCCCGCATGCCGTGGATCGACCCGAAGAAGGAGGCCGATGGCCTCCGTGCGCTGCACGAGGCGCGAGTGCAGTCGGTGACGCGCTCCATCGCCGAGCGCGGCGACCGGATGCAGGACACCTTCGAGGAGATCGCCCGCGAGCGCCGCCTGGCGGCCGAGCTGGGCTTCTCCCTCGACACCGGCAATTCCGCCGGCGCGGCCGAGCCCGCCGATCCCGAGACCACGCCCGCGAGCCAGGCCCGGCAGCGGGAAGCCCGCATGCGCCTGGTGCGCACCTCCGGAGACATCCCGTGAAGAAGACCCTCCTGGCAACCGCCGTTCTGGCCTCGCCGGCGTTCCCGCCGCAGGCCGCGCCGCGCGGGCCGCAGCGCCCGCACATCGAGCCGCTGATGCAGCTGCGCCCGGTCAGCGAGGGCGGCGACGCCTACGAGCTGCTGATCTACGGCGACATCGGCGACAGCTGGTGGGGCGAGTCGGTCACCGCGCAGTCGGTCGCACAGCAGCTCAACCAGCTGGACGCGTCGGTGGCGACCATCAACGTGCGCATCAACAGCTACGGCGGCAGCGTCGCCGATGGCCTGGCCATCTACAACGCCCTCAAGCGGCACAAGGCGACCAAGGCCGTCACCGTCGATGGCGTGGCCATGTCCAGCGCCTCGCTGATCGCCATGGCTGGCGACACCGTGACCATGCCGCCCACGTCGATCCTGATGATCCATGCCCCGTGGGGCGGCTGCTACGGCAATGCGAAGGAGATGCGCCAGTACGCCGACGTGCTGGACACCTTCAGCGAGTCCATGGCCGACGCCTACATGCGCAAGTCGGGCAAGAGCCGCGAGGACGTGCTCGCCCTGCTGCAGGACGGCGAGGACCACTACTACACCGGCGAGGAAGCCGTCGCCGAGGGCTTCGCCGATGCCGTCGGCAGTGACGACGACGACCAGGGCGAGCCGGACGAGAACGCTCGCGCCTACGCCAGCCTGCTGCTGGACCGCATCAGCGCCCGCGGCGCCCCGGCGCGCTATGCGGGCCTGGCCGTGGCCGCCGCCCTGCGCGGCGCACCGCGCAAGCCGGCTGCCGCCCAGCCTGCAGCGCCCATTGCCTCGTCGTCGCTCACCGTGACCGTGGATGCCAGTGCGGCTGCCGCTGCGCTGCGTGACGCGCTCACGCCCCCGAATCCGCCGGCCGCCACGGCCGCGAACACCCCGCCGGCGGATGCCGGTAATCCTTCCGGAGATACCCCGATGAACCTGACCGAAGAGCAGAAGAAGGCCCTGGCCCAGCGCCGTGGCGCCATCCGCGCGGCGTTCGCGCCGTTCCTGGCTCGCACCGACCTCAACGTCGAACAGCTGCGCGCGTTGCAGGACGAGTGCCTGGACAACGACGACGTGACCCCGGATGCGGCCGGCCAGCGCCTGCTGCAGTTCCTGGGCCAGCAGCAGGACGCCACTCCGACCGGCGGCCCGCGCGCCGAGCCGGGCCGCCAGGACGAGGTGGCCACCTACCGCGAGGGCGCCATCCAGGCCGTGCTGAACCGCCACGACCCGGGCAAGAACAAGCTGGACGAGAAGTCGAAGGACTTCCGCGGCATGACCCTGATGGACATGGCCCGCGACTCCGTCGAGCGCGCCGGCCGCCGCACCCGCGGCATGTCGCGCAACGAGATCGCGGTGCTGGCGCTGCAGTCCACCAGCGACTTCCCGTACATCCTCGAGAACGTCATCACCAAGGCGCTGCGCGCCGGCTACGAGCGCACCCAGCGGACCTTCGTGCCGTGGACCCGCCAGGCCACCCTGCCGGACTTCAAGGAAGTCAGTCGCGTCCAGCTATCCGGCGCGCCGAACCTGAAGCGCGTGGTCGAGGGCGGCGAGTACGAGTACGGCCAGCTGGGCGACTCGGCCGAGAAGTACCGCGTGCAGAAGTATGGCCGCATCGTCCACATCACCTGGGAAACCATCATCAACGATGACCTGGATGCGCTGACCCGCATCCCGACCCTGTTCGGCTCCAGCGCGGCCGACCTGGAATCGGACATCGTCTACGGGATCCTCAACGGCAACCCGAAGATGGCCGACAACGTCGACCTCTTCCACTCCAGCCACGGCAACCTCGCCAGCGCGGGCGTCGCGCTGATCGACGCCGTCAACCCCGACCCGAGCGTGGCCAATCCGCTGGCGGCCATGCGTGCGGCGATGCTGCTGCAGAAGGGCATCGAGGGCCGCTACATCACCGTGCGCCCGCGCTTCCTGCTGGTTCCGCCGGAGCTGGAGGAGGCCGCGCTCAAGGTCACCAACGCCGCCATCGTGGCCGCCCGTGGCAACGACGCCAATGTGCTCGGCCCCTCGCTGGTGCCGATCGTGGAGCCGCGCCTGCACGACGGCAGCGCCACCGCGTGGTACGGCGTCGCCGACCCGAACCAGGTCGACACCATCGAGTACGCCTACCTGGAAGGCAACGAGGGCGTGTTCACCGAGACCAAGGCCGGCTTCGAGGTCGATGGCCTGCAGGTGAAGTGCCGCCACGTGTTCGGCGCCAAGGCCATCGATCACCGCGGCCTCTACAAGAACCCGGGCAGCGCCTCGCCGTCTCCGTACCCGGGCACCGGCGACTAAGGCGGTCGTCACTTCCGTCGCGCTCCGCAGGGAGCGCGGCGGCTTCCTTCCTGATCGTCGGGCCTTGGGCCCCTGAGCTCTCGGAGAGCACACATGAAAAACGCGCACAGCACCGCCGCCACCATCACCGTGCCGGCCCCTTCCGGCGGCGTAGTCGCCGGCGTTCCCTTCATCCTGGGCACGATCCTGGCGATCCCGGTGACCAGCGCCGCGGAAGGAGTGCCGGTGGCCGTCCAGATCGAGGGCGCCTTCACCCTGCCGAAGCTGTCGACCGCCGTCATCGCTGCCGGCGTGAAGCTGACCTGGGACGTCTCCGCCGGCGAGGTGATCATCGCGTCCGCCGCGGGCGGCGACCTGGAGAACTTCGGCATCGCCGTCGGCGCCGCCGGCAACGGCACCACGACCGTCATCGCCAAGCTGACGCCCGGCGTCGGCAGCGTGAAGTCGGCGTAAGCCTTCCGGCCGCCGCCGCATGCAGATGCCCGGGTGGCGCATGCGGCGGCGGGCCCTTCCGTCTGACAGGGGGACCCCGTCTTGAAAGACCCGATCACCGCCGACCTGGTCGCCACCGGAGTGAAGGCCGCGCCTTCCGTCACGGTGGCCACGGCCACCGTGGCAGGTGGGATCAGCCCGAACTCCATCCTGATCTGGCTGACGATCCTGTACACCGCATTGCTGCTGTTCTCGCTGGTGGTGAAGAACTGGGGCGACTGGATGAACTGGTGGGACGCGCGCTCCGCGGATCTCCGCCGTCTGTGGGGTTGGGTCCGTCGCCGTGGCTGAGACGCCGACCAGCACGAAGGTCATCGGCGGCGGCGTGGCCGCCGTCGTCGCTGCCGGCGTCCTGGCATTGGCCGGCCCACTGATCAAGAAGTGGGAGGGCGAGCGCTTCCGGCCCTACCAGGACAGCGTCGGCGTCTGGACGGTGTGCTACGGCCACACGAAGACGGTGGACCGCAACAAGGCATACACCCGCGCGGAGTGCGATGAGCTGCTCCGGCTGGACATGGCCGAAGCGAACGGCTACGTCCGCCAGTGCATTGGTGTGCCGATGCTGCGCCAGATCGAGGTTGCGCTGACCAGCGCGGCCTTCAACCTCGGGCCGCAGGTGGTTTGCGGCTCCACCCTGCAGAAGAGGGCGAAGGCCAACGACTGGCCGGGCGCCTGCGCAGAGCTCTCCCGCTGGGACAAGGCGGGTGGGCGCCAGCTGAAGGGGCTGGTTCTGCGCCGTGACGACGAGCGCGCCCTCTGCGAAGGGCGCGCCCTGTGGAAGGGGGACCCCACCCCGTGAACCGGATCCTCGTCGCCATCGTCATCTTCGTGGCCTGGACCGCGGCCGCGTTCGCGGCTGGCTGGGCGTGGCGCGGCGATCGCGCGGAAGCGTCGGAGGCCGCCGCGCAGCGCAACGACGCCAAAGCGGAGGCACGCGCCCAGCAGGGTGCCCGCGTTGCCGAACAGGCGACGGCGGAGGCCCTCTCCGACATCGGCACCGAACTTGAAGAGGAGCGCTCCAGTGCGGAGACCTTACCTGCTGCTGTTGCTGCTGATCTGCGCGCCGGCAATCTCCGGCTGCGCCGGGAGTGGGCGGGCTGTGAAACCCAGCGCATGTCCGACGCTGCCGCCGCCGCCGTCGAACGTGATGCGCTCGCCGCAAGCCGAGAAGACCTTGCGGGCGCTCTTGTTCGAGTCGGCCGAGACGCAGACGACCAGCTCCGAGCCTGCCAGGCCGTGATCCTCGCGTACCGGGAGGGAGTGACCCCGTGAGCGACTTCGACACCCTGTTCGCCGCCGACCAGTTGCCGTCGCTGTACGCGGCCTTCGGCAAGGACGCCACCGTCAAGCGCGGCGCCGCCGCAGCGGTGCCGGTTCGCATCATCGTCGATCGCGGCCAGGAGTCCATCGGCGAGCATGGCCGCGTCTACGGCCTGATCGACACGGTGACCTTCCAGGTGGCCGAGTGGGAGCCCGTGCCCGGCGACGTGGTCAGCTGGACCGACCACCTGGGCAGCCACACCAAGACCGTCGAAGCACCGCTGTCGAACGATGGCCTGGAAGCGAAGGTAGTCGTCCATGGCTGAGGAAGCGATCGCCCAGAAGATCGTCAACCAGCTCAAGACCGAGCTGGCGCGCGTGCGGGTGGCCAACGGGTTCCACACCGACTTCGGCGCCGACGTCCGCACCGAACTGTCCGAGACCCCGATCCCGGCCGCGGCGCGCTGCACCGTGGTCCTGCTGGGCCTTCAGGCTGCCGAGGACAACGTGGTGGCGGTGGAGGGCGTAATCGAGATCGCGCTGCCGTCGGGGCAGGCCAATGCCATGGCGACGATCTACCGTGGCGCCGACGACATCGAGCGCCTGCTGGCCGAGATGGGCGCCCGGCAGCTCGCCGGCAGCGTCGCCGCGTCCGGCGCGCTGCCGCCGGCGTATCGCGCAACCTCGTTCATCCCCCGCCCGGACGGCCTGCCGTTCGTCGCGGCCGAGATCACCTTCACCACGGGGTACCGCCGGTGAGCGTCACTGCCGCCCAACTCCAGCGCCCCAAGAGCCGCGGTGGCCAGCTGCAGGGTGTCGGCTTCGACATCCATGGTTTCGACCAGGCGCGAAAGGCGCCGGCCGATCTGCTTGGCCGCCTGCCGTGGTTCCAGGAGCGCGCCGTGCAGTCGCTGTACCGGGCGCTGCCTGTGGAGGCGCGCCGCGACATCCAGGGCGAGTTCAACATCCGCGCCGGGCGCGTGCGCGAGCACATGGCCATCCGCTACCTGCGCCCCGATGGCGCCCGCCTCGGCGGCGTGCGCCTGTTCGGCCAGTGGAAGCGCGGCATCGGCCTGATGCAGTACCCCGGTACCCGGCAGACCCGCAAGGGCGTCACCTACAGCGTGTACCGCGGCGTGCGCAAGCTCGAGCAGGGCGCGTTCATTGCGCGCCTGCTCGCGGGCCGGCAGGGCGGCGTGAACCAGCACGTGGTGCACCGCTACGGCCCGAAGGTCGAGATGCAGGCCGGCCGCTACAAGGGCAAGAAGCGCCAGCGCCTGCAGGTCGAGTACCGCTCCACCGTCGCCCAGATGCTCGCCAAGGGCCGCCGGCCCGAACGGCTGGCGGACTGGGCGACCCGTTACGTCGCCAGCGAGGTCAGCCGCCAGATCGACAGCTACCTGCGCTGACCGTCCGATTCCACCCTGCCGGCGGTGCCGGCACCACCCCCGGAGAAACCACCATGAAAGACTTTTCCTTCCAGGGCCGCATCGAACTGGGCACCCGCCTGCCCGGTGGCAAGCCCGGCCCGCTGATCTGGGTGGGCGACCAGTCGTCGTGCGAGCTCACCTTCGACACGCAGACGGAGGACCGCACCGAGACCTACAGCGGCCAGCGCCTGCAGTCGGCGCAGCTGCGCACCGGCACCACCGTCGGCATCAACCTGGTCCTGCGCCACGGCACCGCGCACAACCTGAAGCTGGGCCTGTACGCCACCCAGAACGACATCTCCTCCGGCAGCGTGACCGACGAGGTGCTGCCGGACGACCTGGTGGACGGCAGTCGCGTGGTCCTGGCCAAGCCGGCCAACGTGTCCTCGCTGTCGATCAAGGACAGCGACTCGCCGGCGAACACCCTGACCGCCGGCACGCACTACCAGCTGGAGGACGCGCACAGCGGCATCATCAAGATCCTCAGCCTGGCCGGTCTGGAGCAGCCGCTGAAGGCCAGCTACTCGCACGCGGCCTACTCCAGCCTGCCGATGTTCACCAGCGCGCCGCCGGAGCGGTACCTGTACCTCAACGGCATCAACACCGTCGACGGCAGCCGCATCCGCATGCACCTGTACCGCGTGCAGTTCAACCCGGTGGCGAACCTGAGCCTGATCAACGAGAGCTTCGGCGAGCTGCCGCTGTCCGGCACCGTGCTGTTCGACTCGGAGACCGCGCTGGATCCGAACCTGGGCGGCTTCGGTCGCATCGAGATCCCGCAGGAGAACTGATGGCCACCCGCCTGCCTGACGAGGGGGCGGCCACGGCCGCGACGCCTCCGGCTACCGAGCCGGAGGCGTCCGCGGCCTCGGTGCTGTTCCCGGACGTGCCGCTGGTCGTCAACGGCCGCGAGCTGCTCGTGCGCGAGTACACCTTCGGCGAGAGCCTGGAGGTGTCGATCCTCGCCGCGCCGCTGATCGCCGACATCGCCCGCAGCATCGCCACCGGCGCGCTGCGCTACGACCGCGTGCGCCCTTTGCTGGCCAGGCACCGGGACATCGTGCTGGTGCTGGTGTCCCGGTCCGCCGGCGTCGAGCCGGAATGGATCGCCGGCCTGCCGAGGGCGCAGGGCGAACTGCTGGTCAACACCTGGTTCACGGTGAACTGCGGTTTTTTCGTCCACGAGGCCGCAACGCAGCTGCTGGACCTGCGGGCGGCCGCGACAGCGTCGACTGGCCAGACGTCCTCCTCTGCCTCGCCCGCGCCGGCCTCGGAGATCTCCAGCGGCTCCGCGGATACACCGAACGGCAGCTGATCCTGTTCTACGAACGGGAGCAGCGCCGCCAGCGCAGGGAACGCGCGGACAGGATCGAGGACGGCCTGGCGGCACGGGCAGACACCGCTGAAGGCGTCAAGGCCGTACGGAAGTTGATCAACACGCTCAGGAAGAACGGATGAACACCTCGCGCGACTTCACCATGGATTTCCGCCTGCGCACCCACTTCGCGCAGGCGCAGCGCGACGTGGCCGCAGTGCAGGCGGGGTTGGACGACCTCGCCGAATCGGCCGGCAAGGCCGCGGACGTGATGGCCGGCGTGGCACCGGCAGACGGGCTGGACGCCGCCACCGCCGCCCAGGAGAGCTACGCCGCGGCGGCGCGCGCCACCCAGCAGGCCGTCGCCGAGGAGATCGGGCTGATCTCCCAGCTGCAAGGCGTCATTGCGCGCGGTGCCGGCAGCTGGGAGGAGCTCGCCGAGTCCGAGGCCATGCTGGACAAGGCCATGGCCAAGGGCCTGATCACCATGGAGGAGTACGACGAGGCCCTGGCCGCGCTCGACAAGTCCCACGCGAAGTTGCAGAAGGCCGAGGGCGAATCCCAGAAGCAGCTGGACGGCACCCTGCAGCGCTACGACAAGACCGCCAGCACCCTGCAGCGCCTGAAGCGCGACGAGGAAGAGCTGAAGCGCGCCGTGGACGAAGGGCGCATCAGCCGTGAGCAGTACAACCGCGCCATGGCCAACATCACTGCGCAGCGGCAGAACCTTGCCGTGGCGGGGCAGATGGCGGCCAACCAGCAGCGGCTGAACCTGGCCAGCGCCGGCGTGCAGCGCAACCTCACGCAGCTGCTCACCTACACCGCCACCGGCAACTGGCAGTTGGCGGCCAACCAGATCCTGCAGCTGGGCAACCAGGCGGGCGCGGCCCGGGTGCTGCTGAGCGGGATGGGGCTGGCGGCGGGTGCGGCGGCGGGCAGCGTAGTGGCGCTCGGCGTGGCGGCCACCAAGGGCTACCTCGAGCTGCGGGCCTTGGAGACCGCCATCCTGGCCACGGGCGGTGCCTCCGGGCTCACCGCCGGGCAGGTGGCCAATATGGCGGACCAGGTGGGTGAGGCCACGGGCCGCTACGGTGACGCCGAGAAGGCCGCCGCGCTGCTGGTCAAGTCCGGCGCTGCAAGCGCTGGCACGCTGGAGGACATGGTCACTGCGGCGGTCAACCTCTCCCGCCTCACCGGCGAGAGCATCGAGGAAACCACGCGCAAGGTGGCGCGCCTGGCGAAGGAGCCGACCGAGGGCGTGCGCGACCTGGACCGGCAACTCAACTACCTCACGGCCACCACCTACGGGCAGATCCGTGCGCTGGAGGAGCAGGGCCGCCAGCAGGAGGCCGTGCGCCTGGCGCTTGGCGAGACGGCGGACATGTCCCGCACGCGTGTGGCGCAAATGGTGGAGCAGGCGGGCGCACTCGAGCGCGCGTGGGACAGCGTGCGCAGCTCCGTCGCGGGCGTGTGGAACCAGATGAAGAACGTCCTGCGCACTGACATCGACCACCAGATCGAGACGCTCAAATCTGACATCGAGTTCTTCCGCCAGATGCAGACCGGCTGGGGTATCCGCGGTGACCGCGAGCGAGGCCGGAAGGGCGAGGCGGTGGCGCGGGCACGGCTGGCCGAACTCTTGGCCCAGAAGGCCAGAGGAGAGGCCGATGCGGAGGAGGAGCGAGAGCAGCGCAAAACGGCAGAGGAGGCAAAGGCAGCAATGGAGCGCGTGGATGCGCTTGTTGCGAGCCTCGACAAAGAAGCGGCGAAGCGGCGCGAGATCAATGAGGTCTTGGCGCTCTATAACAAGCTGGAGCGCGAGGGCGCCCGAACCGGCAACTACGACAGCCGCCTCTTCGACGGCTCGCAGGAAAAGCTGCTGGCCGCGATCGAAGAGAAGTACAAGCCGCGCAGCACACCCAAGGGGCCCCGCGGTGACGACCCCGACAAGGCCGCCGCGCGGGAGGTGGCCAACCTGCAGCGCCAGATCGCGATGCTGGCGGAACTGGAGGATGGGCAGACGCGTGTGAGCGAGGCGGCGCGGATCCGCTATGAAATCGAGGAGGGCATATTCAAGCAGGCCAGTCCGGCCCTGAAGCAACTGCTGATCGACTACTCGCAGCTGTACGACAGCGAGCAGCGCATCATCGAGGCCAACAAGCAGATGGTGCAGGTGCACCTGGAGCTGGCGCGCCTGCGCGGTGAGCCGGTGCCGCCGGAGCTGGACGAGTCCACCCGACAGCTCACCCGCCTGCGGGAGGAGCTTGAGCGCATCGGCCGCACCGGCGACGCGGCCGACATCACCCGCCTGCTCAACCTGCGCACCGCCGACGCCGAGCTGACCCGGCTCACCGGCGAGCTCGATCGCGCCCAGCGCCAGTTCAGCGCCGCCGAGCAGCGCGTGCACATCGAGCAGCAGGCGGGGCTGATCAGCACCATCACCGCCCAGCAGAAGCTGCTGGAGCTTCGGCAGCGCGAGATCGCCGAACTGCAGCGTGTGCTGCCGCTGATGCGCGAGCAGGCGCAGCTGCTGGGCAGCCCAGAGGCCCTGGCTCGCTTGGCGGAGATGGAGAACCGGCTGTTCGAGCTCCAGCACCAGGCAGGGTTGCTGGCCACCACGTTCCGGCAGGGGCTGGAGTCGGGCATCGGTGGTGCCTTGGAGAAGATCCGCACCGAAAGCCTGAGCCTGGGCGATGCCATCAAGGAGATCGTCGGCGGCATCGCCGATGCGCTAGGCCAGCTGGCCTCGCAGCAGCTGGCGTCCGCGGCCACCGCGCAGCTCATGAAGCTGGCCGGCAAGGCCGGCGGCCTCGACGTCGGGCAGCCGGATCCGGCGGAGGCTGCAGCCGCCGGCGTCGCGTATGCGGCCCCGATCCAGGGAGCGAGCGCAGCCTTGGCCGGCGCGTCTGCCACGCTCGGCACGGCGGGGGCCGGCCTGACCTCGGGTGCAGCGGCGATCACCGTGGCGGCTGCGCAGCTGATGGCCGCGGCGCAAGCCTTGACCGTGGCCAACAGCATCGGCGCGGCCACGGGCTTCGCCGACGGCGGTTACACCGGCCCCGGCGGCAAGTACGCCGTCGCCGGCGTCGTCCACCGCGGCGAATACGTGATGCCGCAGGAAACCGTGCGGCACTACGGCCTGGCCGCGATGCAGGCGCTCCACGCGCGCCAGGTGGCACTGGACGGCCTTCGCGCGCCGAACGTGCGCACGGCGCCGGCGCCGCGCTTCAGCTTCGCCGACGGCGGGCTGGTCTCCGGCCCGCCACTTGGCGACGTCAAGGTCGCCGTGATGAACCTGCTGTCCGGCGACATGTTGGCCCAGGCGCTGGCCAACAGCCACGAGTTCCGTCGCGTGGTGGTCAACACCGTGGTGGAGGAGGGCGGTGCCGTCCAGGCGGGGTGGCAGCAGTGAGTTTCGCGTCCGGATCCCCGGTGGTCTGGCCAGTCCCGCCGGACTGGCGCAACCCGGTGCGCGAGCCGCTGGCGTGGCTCACCGACGTGCTGCAGGCGCCGGCGACCGGCGTCACCCAGCACCGCAGCCTGCGCCAGGCGCCGCGCCGCACGTTCACCTTCGACGTGGTGGCCGCCGGCCAGGAGCGCCGCGTGGCCGACGCGCTGATCGCCGATCGCGGCGGCCGCAGCGACTGGGCCCTGCCCATCTGGCCGGACGTGCAGTACCTCGCCGCGCCCCTGTCCTCCGGCGCCACCACCATCCCCTGCGACCCGGCCTACCGCGACTTCGTCGGCGGCGGCCGCGCCCTGCTGTGGCGCAGCCTGCGCCAGTGGGAGCTGGTGACCATCGACGAGGTGGGCGAAGACGGCCTGGAGCTGGCCAGCGCCACCACGCAGGCCTGGCCGGCGGGCACCCGCCTGTACCCGGTGCGCCGCGCCCGGCTGGCGGACGGCCCGGAGGAAACCCTCTGGACCGACCTTTCCGGCCGCCGCACCCTCACGTTCCTGGTGCAGGAAGCCTGCGACTGGCCGGCGCAGCTGCCGGCGACGGAGTACCTCGGCCACCCGGTGCTGGAGCACGTGTCCGACGCCGGCGAGAACGGCAGCCTCAGCTACGCCCGCATCCTCACCGACGAGGACAACGACGTGGGCCTGCCGGCCACATTCGACCTGGCCGGCCGCGCGTTCCGCGCCCAGTCGCACCGGTGGCGCCTGTGGGGCGCCGCCGAGCGCGGCGCCTTCCGCTCCTTGCTGTACGGCCTGCGCGGCCGCCAGGTGCCGCTGTGGGTGCCCAGCGGCCTGCAGGACCTGAAGGCCACCGCCTCGATCGGATCCTCCAGCACCTCGCTGATGGTGGAGTGGGCGGGCTACACGTTGTACGGCCGCCAGCAGCCCAACCGGCGCGACGTGCGCATCGTCCTGCACGACGGCACCGCCTTCATCCGGCGCATCACTGGCAGCGCCGAGAGCGGCGCCAACGAGGTCCTGCAGCTGTCCAGCGCGCTGGGCCAGACAGTGGCGCCCGGCGCTATCCGCCGCATCGAGTTCCTCACGCTCTGCACGCTGGCCAGCGACGAGGTGGTGATCGAGCACCACGCCGACCTGGCCGGCGCCGCCAGGGCCAGCACGCCATTCACTGCGGTCGTCCCCGATGTTTAAGCTCCGCGAACTGTCCCGCTTCCTTGGCCGGCCGGTGCAGCTGGTCACGTTCGCCCGGCAGGGCGTCGCCTGGCGCTACTGCACCGCCGACCGCGACATCACCGTCGGCGGGCACACCTACCTGTCCGCCCGCGGCATGACGGTGAGCGAGATCCGCGACACCGCCGAGCGCGCCAAGAACAACGTCACCATCACTGTGCCCTACCTGGTGGACCCGTCCGCGCCGGACATGCCGGTCACGCAGCCGCTGGGCGACAACTGGCGGCCGTACGTGCCGTCCGACGAAGTGCGGGTGGTGATCATGAGCATGCACCACGACGACCCCGATGCCGAGGTCCAGACCAACTGGCACGGCCACGTAGCCCAGCCGAAGTTCCGGGATGCGACGCTGGATCTGGTATGCGCTCCCGGCCGTATGGCGCGCGGTGGCTGGCTGGGTCGTGCGCCGCGCTGGAGCCGCGCCTGCGAGGTGCCGGTGTACTCGCAGGGCGAGGGCATGTGCAACCTGGACCCGGGTGCATGGGCGGTGCCTGCCACGCTCACCGGCGTCAGCGGCCTCACCGTCACCGCACCGGAGTTCGTTCGCACTGATGGCATCGCGTGGCCGGGCGGCTACGTCGAATGGACGCGAGACGACGGCATCGTCGAGATGCGCACCATCAAGGCGGCCTCCGGGCAGGCCATCACCTTGGATTACGGCGCCGCCGATCTGGAACCGGGGCTGGAGGTGATCGCGCGCCCGGGGTGCCCGCACAACTGGGCCGGCTGCTCGGCCCGCAGCAACACCGACAACTACGGCGGCTGCATGACGATGCCAGGCAAGTCGCCATTCAATGGATTCCGCGCCGTATGACCATTCCTCCCCGCACCGGGCTGCGTCGCCTCTGGTATGTCGCCTCCTGGCGCGTGCGCTACTGGTGGCTGGACACCCGTGCCGGCCTGGTGGCTCAGCTGCTGGTGTCGCTGGCGTTCGTGGTGGTGGGGTGCTGGTCGGCGTGGCGCGGGTACACCACCGTCGTCGATTTCCGCGGGGGCGAGATCCCGACAAACCACGCGATCGCCAACTGGGTGGTCTACGCGATCATGTTCGTCGTCTCGATCATCGTCAGCCTCGCCCTGGCGCCGAGCATCAAGGGATCCCCGGCACAGAAGGTGCAGGTGCCTGTGGTGGAAGACGGCGCGGTCATCCGCCGCATCTACGGCCCGGTCTGGATCAAGGACCCGGTCATGCTGGCGTTCAAGCCCACCGGCACCGTGGCCATCCGCAAGAAGGCTGGCAAGAGCTGGAAGCTCAAGACCAAGTGGCAGACGGTCGGCTACCACTACGAATACATTTTCCAGTTCGGCCTGTGCCGCGGCATGCTGGATTCGGTGCTGGCCATCCGCGCCGGCGACAAGGAGGTCTGGTCGGGCCAGCTCACCAGCAGCGGCATCGTCAGCGTCAACAAGCCCAACCTGTGGGGCGGGGAGGACGCCGAGGGCGGCATCGTCGGCGACTTCGAGTTCGCATTCGGCAACCCCGACCAGCCCCCCAGCAGCTATCTGGCGTCGAACGTCGCCCCGCAGCAGAGCGCCTACCGTTGGCGGCCCTACGCCACCTTTCGCGGTGGCCGCTGGGGCAACAGCCCGTACCCCAAGCCGCCGGCGTTTCTGGTCAGCAGGATTCTCAACGGCTGGGACGGTGGGGAGTGCTGGTACCCGGAGCGAGCCCAGGTGCCGGTCTACTCCATGACCTCCACGCGGCCCACGTCGATCTATATCACCATGGACCGCAGCGGATCCATGGCGGGCAGCCGCATGACGATCCTCAAGGCCGCCATGCAGACGGTCATCGACCGGCTGGAGGTCTGGAAGGAGGAGACGCGCCAGGACCTGGACGTGATGCTGGTGTCCTTCGCGTCCGACAGCCAGTCGATCACCCGGCGTGGCATCAACGGCGCCGGCTTTGGCGACCTGCGGGCCTTCGTCGATGGCATGGTGGCCAGCGGCGGCACAAGCGCCACGGCTGCTTATGCCGGCGCGCCGGGCTTCTTCTCGCCGACGCCCCCGCGCAACAACGTGGTGGTCGCGGTGTCCGATGGCGCCATGGACGGTGTGGCTGCGGCGGTGTCGGCGATGGCCGACCTACTGGATCGCGACGCCGCGCCCTACTGCACCGCCGACAATAACGCCGTGGCCATGTACGGCGTCGGCATAACCACCGCTGGCAGCCTGGCCAGCTTCAGCAACATGGGCCCGCCCACCGTCATTGACGGCAGCAGCGCCGACGAGCTGGCGGAGCTGATCCTCTCCGCGCTGCTCAAGGTGACCGGTTTCGGCGGCATGAACGTCGCCCATGTCCTCTACGACAGCCTCACCGCCCGCGAGATGGATGGAGAGTCCCGGGCTCTGATCAACGAGCCGAGCTGGCGTGCCGCGGCGGACCGGTTGTACAACGAATCGTTCGGCATTGGCACCGAGTTCATCGCGGGCCAGGAAACCATCGAGCAATTCCAGCAGCGCCTTTGTGACCTGGCCGGCGCCCGCATGTCGGTGGACCCGACCACGGGCGAGTGGCATCTGGACCTGATCCGATCGGACGTGCCCGGCGACCTTCTCGTCATCACCGACGACGACGTTCTCGAGTTCGAGGAGCAGCCCTCGGTGCTGGATGAGGCGGTCAACCAGGTCACGGCTCGCTGGACGGACATGCTCAACGACGAGGTGCGGGCCACCGCGCCTGTGCAGGCGCTGGGCGCGATCCAGGCCTTCGGGGCGGTCAACGCCGAGGTGTTGGAGTGCCCCGAGGTACTCGCGGAGTCGTTGGCCCTGCGACTGGCTGCCCGCAACCTGGACGCCCGCGCCACGCCGCTCAAGCGCTACGCGCTCAAGGTCACCCGCGTGGCTTATCGCGCCCGCCCCGGCCAGAAGGCGCGCCTGCAGCTGCCCAAGCGCGGCATTGCCGACATGGTGGTTGTGCTGGGCGATATCAGCCGCGGGACCCTGCGCTCGGGCGGCATCGCGCTGACCGCCGTGCAGGACGTGGCCTCGATGCCAGCCTCCACCTACATTGTGGAGGAGCCTGGTGTGGCTCCGCCCGCGGCTGAAGTGGCGGGCCCTGCGCCCGCGCAGCTGGCCATGGAGCTGCCGTATCGCGAGCTGGTGCAGCTGCTGAGTGACGCGGACCTGCAGGCGCTGCCCGTGGGTGCCGGCTATGCCGCTCTCCTTGCGGCCGCCCCGGTCGGCGCCATGGATTTTCTGCTCTACACGCGAACTGCGCCCGATGACTTTGAGGAGGCAGCGGTTGGCGCGTGGTGCCCGCACGCAACCGTTGTCGAGGCCAGCACCTCGACTGACCCGGATGGCGGGCTCCTACGGCAGGCCTTCACGCTGGTGGACGGCTCTGGTGTCTCCGCCGTGGTGCCGGGGACTGCCGCGCTTTGGGGCAACGAGGTCGTGCGTGTCGATGCCATCGATGTGGCGGGCGGGACTGTCTTGCTGGCACGCGGGTGCCTGGACACGGTGCCCCAGCCCCACGCCGCTGGCCAGCGGATCTGGTTCTACGATGCCGACCTCGCAGTGGATCCGGCCGAGCGCCCCTCGGGCGCCAGCGTGGAGATGCGCGCGCTTACCCGCGCCTCCAGCGACCTTCTGCCGCTCGCCTCGGCGCCGACCAGCACCGTAGCCATCGTCGGTCGCGCAGCGTTGCCGTACCCCATGGGGAGACTGCGCATCAACGGAGACTTCATGCCCGCGGCCGCTACCGGTGCGATGACGGTGACGTGGGCGTCGCGGGACCGGGTTGCCCAAGCCGACGCCCTCGTCGACCACGAGGCCGCCGGTATCCCGCCCTCTGCTGACACACGCTGGGGCCTCCGCGTGCGTGCGGGCGACACCACCCTCGTTGAGCGCGCTGACATCGCCGGCGGCACCGCGACTATTGACCTAGATTTCAACGGAGACATCGTGATCGAAGCATGGGCGATCAACGACGCTGGCCCGAGCTGGCAGCGCCATGTGTGGCCACTCGCCTATACGGCAGACGCCGCCACCGGTAACACGATCGCCGCGCCAACCTGGACGCCGGTGCAGGTGATCATCGATGGCGGGGAGGTGCTGCCGTGACGGACGAGGTGATTCCCTACCGCTTCCGGGTGCGAGGCGGCACCGCCGCAAACCTCGCGGCGGTCAATGAGGTGCCGCTGGCACGCGAGCTCATTGTCGAGACCGACACGGGGAAGATGAAGCTCGGAGACGGCATGGCCAGCTATCTCCAGCTCCCTTACATCGGCGCCGCCGGAGGTGGCGCAATCTGGCGAAGCGGGTCGGGCACGCCCCCGGATGCGCTGGGCAATGATGGCGATTTCTACCTGGATGCCGATTCTGGCGACGTCTATGAGCGTGCCGATGGCACGTACGGGGTGGTGGCCAACATCAACGGGCCGCCCGGCCCACCTGGAAACCTCGGGCCTCCGGGGCCGCCGGGCCCAGCCAGTAGCGCGTACTTCGGCGCCACCTTCGATGGCGGCAACGTGGAGATCGCGCCAGGTTCCTTCTGCGATGTGCGCGTTCCGTACGGCTGCCGGCTGACGCGGGTGTCTGTGGTGGCGGATCGGATCGGCAGGCTGGTAGTCGGTGTGTGGTCGGTTCCGTGGGCGCAGTTCCCGGCGACGCCGGCTGACAGCATCACCGGCGCGTCGCCGCCCTCGCTGTTCACGCAGATCAAGTACGAGAGCACCGACTTCAGCGACTGGCGGGATGAAATCGAATCAGGAGAGGTCATTCGCTTCTACGTGAGCGAGTGTGAAGAAATCAGGAGGGCAACAATTTTGCTAGAAGGAATCCGCGAATGAAGAAGATGATCGAGATCAGCAACAACGTCGGCACCGAGGCCAACTGGCGCAACTTCATGCGTCAGTTCCTCGACCTGATGCTGTTCGTGGGGTTGGTGCAGACCGACGACCCGGGGCAGGCGGACCCGGAAACGCACCCGTGGGGCACCCAAGCCACGTTTATCTTCCGCATGAACGATGCGATGCAGGCGGTCGCGCCGATTTTCATCCGCTTCCGTTTTGCGGATGTATCCACCTCCGGCACGAGCACTAATAAAGCCGGGTGCACAGTGACGGTGGCGTCCGAGATTAACGCGGGCGTTATGTCAGGGGTCATATACAGCGGCCCGGCCGCTAACTCCACTTTCACCTCTGGCACCGCTCTGGGCGTTCTGGGCGCCTGCGCTACTGACGGGTTCTTCGGCGTCTTCGGAAACTACGGTGGCAACAACGGTCCTTCCGTCGCAGTGTGCCGGACGTGCAGCGCTGATGGAGTTGCCGACGCTTACGGCGTTACCGTTCTGACCACCACTACCGGATCAGCGACTTCGACCGTTTCTTCATCCTCGTCGGTGGCCAACATGCGATTCTCTTTGCCGCGAGTGCAGGCCGTGAGCACCGACTTCGACTTCGAGGCGTGTCTGCTTAAGCCGTACGGAGTGGGTACATCCATCGGAGGAGAACTGCCGGCGTACCTGGCATGGCACGCGCTCCCGGAAATCATGCCGATGCACGGTATTTGCGGCGTGCTGTCTAACGTCATGGGTCGGTTTGACACGTTCAACGTGGCGCTCGTGGGGAACGCGCCTCGCACCTACATCGCCTTGCCGCCCTTAACGTACGACCGATTCACCAGCGGCATTGCGTCGTCCACAACGCGAGCATTCCTCGCGATGCTGTGGGAGTGACCGATGGCCCTCGTCGTCGTTGTCCGAAACCCGTCCGCGTCCGCAGTCAGAAGGTACGCAGCCACGATCCCGCGGCAGTATCACAACCAAGGCATGCCCTACCTGGCGAAGTTCGTCACCGCGAGCGCGTTTCCGGGTTTGGGCACCCGGGCCTACGGGTTCTTATCCGGATAGGCGTGGCTAGCTGCCTCGCCCACCTGAGCCCCCTCGCAATATCGTTAAGACCACCCCCAGAACAGGACGGTGGAGCGACGCCGGCAAGCGCCGCTCCACCGCCGCAACACAGGTGAACTCACCACCTGGCATTGGCCGAGGCCCTGTCACCCCCGCGGGGGGCGGGCAGTCTCGGCCCCGACTATCGCAAATGGTGAGACATGCCTAATCCAATCATTCCCTGGCCCGGCGGCAAGCGCCGGCTCCTGAAGCACCTGTACCCACACTTCCCCGCGCACGAGTGCTACGTCGAGGCGTTCGCTGGTGGGGCGGCAGCCTTGCTGCTGAGGCCACAGCCGGCGCCGGTGGAGGTCCTGAACGACCTCAATGGCGACCTCGTGCGGCTTTACCGGTGTGTGCGCCATCACCTGGACGAGTTCGTCCGGCAGTTCCGCTGGGCGCTGGTCTCGCGCCAGATGTTCGAGTGGGCCCAAATGGAACACCCCGAGACGCTGACCGACATCCAGCGGGCGGCGCGCTTCTACTACCTGCAGAAGCTGGCGTTCGGCGGCAAGGTTCAGGGCCAGAGCTTTGGCTACGTGGCCAGCGGCAGCGGTCCGCGCCTCAACCTGCTGCGCATCGAGGAAGAGCTGAGCGCGGCCCACATCCGCCTGGCCAACGTCATCGTCGAGCACCTGCCGTGGCACGACTGCCTGCAGCGCTACGACCGGCCGGGGACGCTCCACTACCTGGATCCGCCGTACTGGCAGACCGAGGGATATGGCATCGAGTTTCCCTTCGCCGAGTACGAACGCATGGCCGAGTTGATGCGGTCTGCGCAGGGCAAGGTGGTCCTGTCCATCAACGACCACCCCGATATACGGCGGGTGTTCGAGGGGTTCACCCTGATCCCGCTCCAGATCCGCTACACGATCGCGCGCGAGGGCCGGGAGCCGGCTGGGGAGCTGATCATCAAGAACTGGGACGACAGCCAGGCCCAGCTGCTGTGAGCAACGCCGTGTAGGAATTTTCGGACCCGTCGCAACGCTTTCCGCTGATACCGATTGCGCGACCCGTTCGCCACAATCCCTCCTCGCCGGCCAACGCCCGGGACCCGCAGCAGCGGGACATCCACCCGGTGCGGCCCCGTTCCAGGGATGGGCGGGGAGGCTGGTCTCGGCTCCTGCGACGCATGCCGCAGAGAATCGACCTGCGGCGCTCCCACCCCCGGGTGGCGCCGCGCCGGCCGCGCCACTCCCCATGGCACGCGAGACGCCCGCAAGGCACGTCGTGATCCGGCGTCTCAGTGCGTTCTGAGATTCGCCGCCTTGACATACAACTTTTGGTTCCACTGTCGTTACGCAAATTGAATAACAGTCGGGTTAATATTTCGCCATGGGAGCTGGGGAAGCTTCCTGGTCGCAGCAAGTGCTGCGGGTGTCCAAGGCCGAAAGGCGTTAGCGAGGAGGTTGGACATGAAGGACGTTATTGGGGGCTTCTAAGTCATAAGAGCTACCCGCCTCGTTGGCGGGTAGCTTTTTTTTTGCTTGAGGGGAAGCAATGGATACGTTCTGGGTAGGTGTCTCGAACACTTTGGTGGTGGCTGTCGGCGTGATCATCGCCGGCGCCGCTATCATCCATTCCGGCCGCGTAGCCAGGAAGCGTGAAAGCGCGGCCTTGCTGTTTCAGTCACGAGGCGACGATGTGCTGCAACGGGGTCACGCTGTGATCCGCGAGCGATTTAACGCCCACGACAAGAACATCCAGTCCCTTGCGGATCAATTCGAAAGCGAGGACGCACGCGCAGTCCGCTATGTGCTCAATCACTTCGAAACCATGAGTGTTGGCATACAAGCCGGCATCTATGACGAGCACATGCTCAAGAAGTGTTGGTGCACGATGGTCGTGGGGACCTACGATGAGACGGCCGCTCTCATAACGGCCATCAGAAAAAAGAGAAGCCAGCCTACCGTCTATCAAGAGTTCGAATGGCTTGCGACTCGGTGGCGAAAGAACGGGATCAAGGTCCGGCCCAACTGAGTTCTTGTGGGGCCTAGGAAGCGCAGTTCTCGCCTTCGTTATCGCCCGGGATCAGCCCGGCGGCGGCAAGCATGCAGCTGATGGTCGCGTGGATGTGCTCGACCTGGTCCGCCGGCGCGTGCTCAACCAGCCGTTCGGCCTCGCAGGCGAAGGCCTCCAGCACCTCGTCAGGTTCGCACTCGTCCACCAGGCAGGGCAGGCGCTGCTCCAGCCGCTGCAGTTCGGCGTCGATCTCGGCTCGGGTTTTCATGCGGCGATCCGGTGCTCGTAGTAGGGGTGGCGCTTGTCGTCGAAGATGGTCTGCATCGCCGCCAGGTCGCCGCTGGGCTGCAGCCACGCATCGGCGTGCTCCGGCTTGATGTTGATGATGGTGCGATCGTGGCCGGCAGCGGCCACCTCCGGCTCCGGCTCGTCGGTGATGGCCGCGAAGCTCAGCAGGTCCGGCTCGTGGCCAGCCGGGTCCTTCCAGTGCGACCAGAGGCAGGCCACCAGCATGGGCTCGCCATCGCGCGGGGTGAACTCGAGCACCCGGTTCTTGCCGTCGGGGCCCTCCACGTTCTCGTAGAAGCGGGTCGCCACCATCAACCCGTGGCTCGTGCCGAACGTGGGGCGCTTACGGCGCCGATGGGGTCAAGCGGTCGAAGAAGGCGAACGGGCGTAGCCTCGCCGGGCGCGTATACAGCGAAATGCCAGTGCAAGTCTGACTGCGCCTGTCAGGCCTTGGGGCGCGGGCGGTGCAAAGACTCGGGTCGTAACTGGGTGTAGCGCTTCAGCTCATTCCACGACTCGTGGAGTGTCACCGCGGCGACTTCCGGGATGTCGTACCCCTGTTCGAAGAGGCGCGACGTTGCCTCATGGCGAAGGTCGTGGAAATGGAGATCTTCGATCCCCAGCGCCTTGCAGGCACGGGTAAATGAGGTTCCGACGGACTTGGAGTTGTAGGGGAAGATGCGGTCCTCGCCGTCGATTCGGCGCTGGCGCTGCACGACGTCCCAAGCCGTCCCCAGGAGCGGGAATCGCTTGTGATTGCCTGCCTTCTTGCGCGGGTGCTTGGCGTCGCGCAGCAGCAGGGTGCGATTGCTTTCGTCCAGGTCGGACCACAGCAGGCGGCAGATCTCGCCCTCCCGCTTCGCAGACGCGATCGCGAACTCCACCAGATCGTTCATGGGGATCTGCGACCGCCACGCGGACTCTGCAAAGTGGGCGTGCAGCCGCCTCAACTCATCGGGCGTGGGCCGGCGGTCGCGACGCTTGGACTTGCCAACCATCTTGAGCAGGCGAAGAACGGGCCTGGCCTCCGCGACGGGGTCGCCGATCGTGGCGACCCCTTTCATTGGCTTTGCCAGCTTCAGGAGCTCGCTGAGGTACCCCAGCTCGACATTGATGGTGGCAGGCGCGCAGGGCGGGGCCAGGTGGCCGTTCGGGAGCATGTGCTGGCCGGCGATCCGCCGCTGCACGTGCTCGATGACATGGTTGGCGGTGAGCTTCCTGGCCACAACCTCGCCCAGGCTCTCGCGTAGGCGTGACATGTTCCCGGCCTGGGTCTTGGACACCGGCTTGACCGCGGCCACTTCCTCTACGCGCCAGTCGATCAGCTGGGCGATCGTGAGGTCATCATTGGGGTGCCCGCCCCGGGCCTCCATCTCGGCCAGCTCGCGTTCCACCCGCTCCGCCCATACTTTGGCCGCCGACTTTGTCGGGAAGGTGCGGGTTTGGGGCTTGTGCCCCTTGCGGCGCACAATGGCGCGCCAGCTGCCGGATCTCTGCTGGTAGGTGGGCAT